CAGTTTCGCGATCCAGAAAAATAAGCTATAGTTCGACAATCAGACGACATCTTCAGGAGGTGAAACATGTTTGACAAAGCCTTTGAATCAAATCTATCAATATCAATGACCCGTTCCGGGTTGTTGGCACTTCTCAAAAAAGCGGGATATTCAGTCCCAACCCAAGGTAATGACGTCATTGTTTCAAGGCAAGCCGGAAACAGAGGTTGAACTTTATGAAAAAGCATTGGCGGTGTGGGTTTTCGATGGTTAGGTCAAATAGCGCGGTGGCGGTGATTCATGCCTAGTGAACTAAGTATTGTCAGGCGCAATTTATTGGAAAATAAGAGATATACCCCTTATTGTGGGAATCAGGATTGTGAAATCACGCCCAGAACATTTTTTAATGGGGAACAATTTGAATGCGCTCATTGTCATTGGGTGTCCAGTTTTGAAAAAGAATTCATTAAAAAAGTCAAGGTGATTAAGGATGACAAACCAAGAAGACAGCAAAACTATGATTGGTGAAGACATCACAATAATCCGAAGGGTGAGACTAAAATGCGGTTTATTCTCAAGGGTCTATTATTACCAAGGAAACATTTTCCGCCCGTTTGGGTATAGTTCATCGAAGGTCAGGAAGTTGGTTGAAATTAGAATAAGGATGTGGCTACACAAGAACCGAGAAATGATATTGGCCGATAGAGCAAAGCCTGGGTATAAAACATTGACAGAATTGGCCGCTGAACAAATGGGGTGGTGAGATGGATTTATTTTATATTTTTTGTTGGATTGTCGGGCTTTCATTGGCCACAGTATTTGCAATGATTATATATTTGTGGTGGTGTACTAGACCCTATAACGATAAAGAAGATGATGAATATTGGTTTGAACCTGAGAGAAACGACGATGACACCCAATGAAATAGAAGACTTATGGCAGAAAAACATATTGGTATTGGCCGATATAGAAGCCAGTGTGGCCGCATTAATCAAGGCCGTATTATTGGCCGCTGAAAAGAACGGGCCAGCTTATGTGGAACTGTCAGAATTCAAAGATGATGCCGTGAAATTCAGAATGGTTGAAGGTGATGAACATTTGATCCACCGCTGCGCGAATGCCTTGGGTGCGGTGTGTGAACGGAATCAGTTGAGGGCGAGATCATGATTTATAATACTAAAAAAATAAGTGTAATTAATACGCCGAATTTAACCACTGAATGGACATTGAAATCATGGTTGATTAATGGACCTTTCCATATGATGTGGGATCAATGGACTGTGACGTTGGTTCATTTGCGCGGTGAATGCGAGGGTGAACAAGCTAAGTTAGATTTTGAAGGCGCAACGCATCAATTAATTATTCAAGCCATAAATCCAGACGCAAAACCATTAGACGGTGATTCAACGGAAGATGATTTGACTATGATGATTGATGGTCAAAAAACATTGATTGGACTTAATCCAATAGATATTTCACAACAATTCGAGGCGGCCAATGATGCTGAAGCGGTGTCGAAAGTGGATATTTTATTGGACATGATTAAGAACAAACAATTATCCCCAGATCAAGATTTCCGGAAATTGTGGAAACATCTTTTGACTGAATGTGAACGTGTCAACGGTAAATTAGTGCAATGAAAACATGGTTATCTCAAAACTGGTGGTGGTTGATTATTGTTGCCGCTTTGTATTGGGCGGGCGTGAACTATGGGGCGCTACAGGCTGAAAAGGAAATTTCCACAATTAAGGCAGAAAAAGCGGAAGCCATCAACAAGACCATTGAGCATGAAAGAACTATTGTTGGGTTGAATAAAAAGGTTGATGGATTGGAAGTTGAATTGACCGTGTTGGATGATGCTTTGGGCGCTGCCACACAAAAGGAACAAGCGGCATTGGTACGGGTGGCAAAGCTAGAAGATGAAAAGGGCGCAACTAAGTTGACCGTCCAGATGATTAGAAAAGAGGAAGACACCTTGGATGAATTCGTCAAGGCATTCCCGGCATTAACTCATGCCACTAATTTTGGAATGTTGGACGTTGAATCCGATGGCCTGATTATTCCTTACATCACATTCCCATTTTTCTTCATCGATGCCTTTATTGTGAACAAGAATGAACTAGATACCGCAAACCAGCAATTGAATGAATATGGTGGTATTACTGAAATTAGGGCAACCATTGACCAATTGAATGATGATAAGGCGGGGCTATTGCGAAAAGTGGCCATGTTAGAATCCCAGAAATTCACCGCATGTGAAGGGGTCAGAAAAGACATGACACGAACATTGATTGAACGTCAAGACAAGCATATTGCCACATTGTCCAAGCCTAGTTTTGATTGGTCCAACAAAATGGCGTTTGGTGCTGGCGTGTTGTTATGTGGTACAGGCGCGTATTTTTTAAGTGAGTTTTAATGGACACTAAAAAGAAATTATCAGGAAAGGAACAAGTATTTGTGGACGAATACACGGGTGGAGAAAACCTATTCAACGCCACACAATCCGCTTTGAAAGCTGGATATTCACCAAACACAGCGGGTCAAATCGGTCACAATATACTTAAAAAACCGCATATCCAAAGCGCAATTCAATCAAAATTCATGGAAAGACAAGCCCATACAATGACCACCGTTGAGTCAATAACGGCAGAATTACAAATGGCTTTTTTCCTTGCATTGCAAATTAAAAACCCAAGCGGCATGATTAGAGCGAGCATGGCAAAGGCCAAAATTCATGGTCTACTTATAGAAAATATTCGCATTCCTTCACTTGAAGAATTCATGGCATTATCAAACGAGGAAAGATTAGGACGAATAAATGAAATCATCAAATCCACTGATCTTACAGGAATTGGCGCTACTTCTGGAAGCCCAGAGCCGGGTAAACCAACAACAAAACACTAGTCCTGAAATACCGGTTAGAATTTGGGAGCCTAGATCGGTTCAACAAACTATGGCGCTTGAATCCATTACTGATGTAATTGGCTATGGTGGTGCCGCTGGTGGTGGAAAGTGCTTGGGTTTAGACACGCCAATCCCAACGCCTGAAGGCTGGACAAGCATGGGCGATCTTCAGGCTGGTGATGAATTATTTGATGAATCTGGGAATGTTTGCCATGTTGCCATTGCTCATGAAATCATCAATGAACCTGAATCCTATGAAATAACATTCAGCGACAGGGAAAAGGTCAAGGCATGTGCCGATCATAAGTGGTCAACAGAATCACTAAAAGAACGTACGCGCCAAACAAACAGAACAAACCTCCCCTTTTCAAGCATTAAAACCACCAAGGAAATATTTCAATCTATCCGTGTTCAGGGACGGATCAATCATTCAATTCCAGTATCAAGACCTATTCAGTGCGATAAAAAAGATTTATTAATTGACCCTTATTTGTTGGGATGTTGGTTGGGTGACGGCAGTTCATACAAAGCAGAAATGACGAGCGCAGACGATCAAATATTGCAAGCATTTTCAAATGGTGGTTTCCGTGTCACTCATAGGGCTGATTATACTTATGGCGTATCAGGCGGACTTCTTGTCAATTTGCGTGAACTATCGGTTTTAAAAAATAAACATATCCCGGTTCAATATTTGAGGTCATCTGTTGAACAAAGAATTGAATTATTGCAGGGCTTAATGGATACGGATGGATATTGCGATCCGCGTGGTCAATGTGAATTCACAACTATCAAAAAAGTATTGGCCGATCACGTTTATGAATTAATCATTTCGCTTGGAATAAAAGTGACAATTTGTGAAGGTTGGGCAAAACTCAATGGGCGGATTATTAGTAAAAAATATCGGCTTAAATTCTTGAGTGATATAGCCGCTTTTAAATTACCACGAAAATTGATCAGGCAAAAAAGATCAGGTTTCAGAGGTACGCATTCAAGACGATATATACTTGATTGTAAAAAAATAGACTCAATTCCAATGCGTTGTATAACGGTTGATAGCCCGTCAAAATTGTATTTATGCAGTAAAGCAATGATTCCCACCCATAATACGGATTTGCTTTTGGGTGCATCAGTTACAGAGCATCACCGATCTATTATCTACCGCAAAGAATATGAACAACATTCCGCCAATGTTGAACGCATGGGGGAGATAGTCGGAACACGTCAAGGCTTCAATAACAAAATGTGGCGTGTTGGTGGTAGGACCATTGAATTTGCTGGTGTTGCCCGTCCGGGTGCTGAAGAAAAGAAACGTGGCCAACCCCATGACCTAAAAGGCTTTGATGAATTAACGGAATTCAGTGAATACGTTTTCCGGTTTCTAAATGGCTGGAAACGGACAACGATTGAAGGTCAACGATGTCGAACAATAGCCACCTTCAACCCGCCAATCCCTGGAACTGAAGGGGAATGGGTGATCCGATACTTTGCCCCATGGCTAGATCCCATGCACGAAAACCCCGCTAAATCAGGTGAAATCAGATGGTTTGCCATGTTGGACGATGTGGAAACGGAAGTGGCAGACGGTAAGGAATTTGAATATACCAATGCCGATGGTATGACCGAAACCATTTACCCTGAATCACGGACGTTCATTCAAGCAAGTCTTGAAGATAACCCCTATTTATCCAGTGATCCACAATATAGAAAGACCCTCCAGGCATTACCCGAACCATTGCGATCAATGTTGTTGTATGGCAAACAGCCTGAAAACATGGAGGACCATGCGTGGCAAGTTGTACCTTCAGCATGGATTGACGCGGCGTTTGAACGGTGGGAGAAAACCGCCAAGCCTGAAATCTCCATGTCTGCATTGGGGGCGGATGTCTCAAGAGGCGGCAAAGATGACACGGTATTGACACCGCGTTTTGGGAATTGGTTTGCTGAACAAATCAAAATAGCAGGGAAGTTGGTTCCAGATGGTCCAACGGCGGCGGCATTCATTGTCAATCATGTTCAAAATATGGCACCGGTTATGCTGGATATTATCGGCATTGGTTCCAGTGTTTATGATTCATTGGTTGCCAATAACGTGTCAACTATCCCGTTAAATGGTGCGAACAAGGCTGAAGGGCGCGACAGATCGGGGCGTCTGGGCTTTGTTAATAAACGGGCCAAATGGTATTGGAGATTTAGAGAAGCACTTGATCCGGATAACGGTTCAGATCTGGCTATCCCATACAGTTCAAAATTAAAAAAGGAATTGTGTTGTATCCGTTGGCGGTTGACTTCTCGCGGTATACAAATTGAATCGAAACAGGACATAATAGCCCGCTTGCATTATTCGCCTGATTATGCTGATTCAATGGTGTACAGTTTAGCGGACATCGGAATTGCCGGATTTGAAGAAGATGACTTTTTATTCATGGGAAATGAAAATGTAAATAATCAAGGTGATAATGATGGTTTTATGGATACCGATGACGCGGACAGTGTGGCGGAATCTTGGGGGAATGAATCTGATGGATATATGGGTTAAATTATGAGCGCATTTGATACGGTCAAAAATTGGTTTGGATTTGCTGAAAAAGACCAGAGCTTTGGGAATGATGTTGAATTATCTTTGGCCGATCCACTGGTGTTATTTGATCGAGGCCAATTCCAGCAATACAACCCCAATATTTTAGTCAGAACCAAGGGTCTAAAAATATTTGACAGCATCCGCCGGGATGAACAAGCCAAGGCCGCGTTATTATTCAAAAAACACATGGTCACATCTTCAGGGTGGAAAATTGTTCCGCCTACAGGCAAAGACGCCAACGAGCATGAACCAACCATGTTCATTCAAGATCAATTGGATAATTTAAAAGGTACGCTTGAAAAGAATATTTTATCTATCATGACCGCGCTGGACTATGGGTATTCCATTACAGAAAAGGTTTTTGGAACAATCGATGAAGGGAAATATAGTGGCAAAGTGGGCTTGTCCGCATTGAAAACAAGACGGCCCCATTCATTCACGTTCAAACAAGATGAACATGCCAACATTGAATATATTGTCCAGACCACGCTGAAAGGCTTCATCAAATTGCCACCAGCAAAGTTTGTCATTTATTCCTATCAATCTGAATTTGGCAATGCCTATGGTGTCAGTGATTTAGATTCCGCATATCGTCCATGGTGGTTCAAAGATCATGCCTATAAATGGCTTGGAATGTATTTGGAACGGTTTGGCATCCCCCCAATATTTGCGCTTTACAACAAGGACAAATACAAAGGGCCCACACTAAATAAATTAAAAAACGCATTAAAGAACTTACAGGCGGCCACCAGTGGTGTGATTCCCCGAGGTGATAAAGATGACATTGAATTGTGGACACCTGAAGTGGCTGGACAAGCGGCCCGGGTGTTTCTGCCAATATTAGAAAAGTATGACACCGATATTGCCAAATCAATTTTAATGCCTGGTCAATTGGGTATCAGTCCCGAAACGTCAACCGGTTCCCAAGCCCGGGCGGTAAAGATCTTTGAAATGTTTATGATTGAACAAGTGGTCAAGCCGTTGTTTGATTTGAATTATACAAACCCGGATGATTTGCCCTCTTTTAAATGGAACCCCATTGACGATGAAGCCAATTTGGAACTATTGAAAACGTGGAATGATATGGTGTCAGGTAACATTGTGATCAACACCCCTGAAGATGAAGCCCATGTCCGCGCATCCATGAAGTTCCCGGAACGTGATTCAAGCAACGATCCGGAACCTGATTTGGAAACAGACGATGAAACCGATGATGATGATGACGATAAAGACAACACGGGACATCTTGACGATGACAATCAGGATGATGATGACAATGAAAATCAGGAAAATAATTCAAGCGATCCGGGCTATCTGGACGAATTAATACAATCACGGGACAGCAAAGCCAATTATTCCGATAATTCAGGGGTATTAGCTCTATTGGCGGATGAATCTATGGAAGACATTCAATTGACCGTGCAAGCTGAAATCAGCGGTTCTGGTGGCAGAATGGCGGAATACCAAGAAAGCGCCAAAGTGTTGTTTGACGATATTCAGTCACGGATCAAAAACACGGAAACACTAATCCAGTGTCTCCACAATTAAGCGTACAAGAGGCCAAGGACAAAGGCGCTGAATTTCTTGATACCAAGGAACCAGTAGGAAAGGACAAGCCGCCGCCGGTTATTGAATCCAAGGTGGATGTGCATGTCGAGAATAAAGACATAGGGCTTGATGATTCCACAATAGAATTGTTTGTTGGTTTGCTGGAGGAATTGAAAAATCAGAAAACGATTAACCACATTGATGATGGCCGGTTGTCTGAAGCAATCGAAAAGATCAGTATTATTTCAAAATCCATTATTGATATGGAATTGGCCAGCAAGCAATTATTATTAAAAGAGATTCAAAAGCTTCAAGAATTGATCGTGGAGATGGCCAAACCAGTGAACTATAATTTTAAAATAATCCGAGACAGCAAAGGCAATATGTCCTTTGTTGAAGTCACCGTCAAGTAGGTATAAATGTCGATACTTGAAGGCCATATCCCCGCTGGTGAAACCGGCAAGAACCTTGATACAACTATTGTTGAAACAAATGAGGGTCAAGTTCATCGCGAAGCGGTATTTGTAGCCGATCCGGAAAATCCAGACGCTAGAGTGAAAGTCACAGATAAACCCCCGTCTACCTTTGATTATGGCCAGATAACAAGACCTATTTTACCGTTAACCGCTTTCGGTGATTTAAGGGTTACAGAATTATCACCAATATTTCAAATATCCTATGAATATACTGTATCCAATACAGAGATTGGTGAAATCAGTATTGTTAATTCAGGCATTGTTACACAAGCTGATGCTATGTGTGTTGTGTCCACAGGAATAACTACAGGATCACATGCTGAATGGGAGATAGCAAAACATGCTAGATACAGAGCTGGCCTAGGAGGCTTGGCTCGATTCACAGCACTATTTACCTCTGGTGTTGCTGGCACAGAACAAATGATTGGATTAGCTGATGTAAATGGGTCGCCTGATTCCCACATGAATGGTTATGCAGTAGGTTTTGATGGAGATGTATTTAGCCTTATGCGTTGGCAGAATGGTGTGCTATTTACAATTCCTCAATCACAATGGGATGATCCAATGGATGGGACAGGTGCAAGTAAAATGACTCTTGACCCTACTAAATTAAATGTTTATTTCATACAATTTCAATATTTAGGAGGTGGCCCATATACACTATGGATACAAGATGAAGCAACAAGCGTTATGATAGCTGCTCATACTGCACACTATACCAATAGAAATATCACGCCATCAATTCATAATCCAAATCTTCACTTGATGATTCATGCTCAAAATAGGGCAACTACATCAAATATGATAATAAAGTCATCTTCAATGGCTTTTTTTGTTGAAGGCAAGACAAAATTTACTGAATTGCAGCAACCACAATTTTCATCTAATGAACAAACTAAAAATTCTGTCACAACAGAAATAGCCATATTCACTATAAGGAATAAAACTACTTATGCTGGAAAAATAAATTTTATTGATATAGTTTTAGAGAATGTAAGTGGCTCAATTGAAGCATCAAGCGCCAATAATTTGGGGAATATAAGATTGGTCAAAGATGCCACGCTTGGGGGGACACCTTCTTTTTCTGATATCTCAACAACTAATTCTATTGTAGAGATTGACACAGCAGGGACAACTGTCACTGGGGGGAAAACACTGGAGTCATTATCACTTGCTGGCAAAAATGACAGAATAGGGGAAGGAAACTTATTAAATTATGAAGTATTTATATCAGCAGGAGAGACTATAACAGTAGCAGCCTCTAGTGCAAATTCAGCAACTATTAAATCTTCCTTATTATGGAAGGAATTATTTTGAATGCTTGCCGGGATATTAACTAATTTTCCGGTTAAACGGTCAAGTAGACCAAGTGGCGGGTTTCCTGGCAGGATAGCACCAAGCCCAGAAGATTTTGAAGAATTGAAACGGTTGAAAATAATTGAACGTGAAGATAATGAAATATTAGTTATAATCAAAATATTTATGGGGATTATATAAATAATGAACTTTATTGAAAGCATAGAAAAAAGCGGGTTGGATGAAGATGCCGCCGAGAGCATTAAAAAGATCCAGCGTGATTTCATAGCGGATGGATTTTCCGTGATTGAAGCGGGCAAACGAGCCGCCAAACATTATCTATATAAATTAGTTTCAGAACGTAACAGTTTAATCAAACAACTTCCTGAAGACTTAATCAAAAAACATTTCTCTGAACCAGGCGATTCAGATCATGTGCATTATTACCGGGCTAAAAACAGCTTTGAAAAACGGATTGATTTTCAGAAAATAGACGACACGTTGACCAGTATGGAAAAGCAAACATTTTTAACCTTGCGATCCATACTTGTTGATAGTCGAGATCAAATAGTCAAACGCTATGGCGGAAAGACGGTTACTGAAAAGATGATTAGATCTGTCAAAACAGTTCCGAACATGGGGAAATACAAAACGGCGCTGAATGAATTCATGGTGGAGACAATGGAGGGCGGGCGGTCATCATTTAGAAACGACATTGCTGGTGTGTTCAAATTCAAAGATGAAGGGCCAAACTTTACCCCCACTGCGGCTATTTCACATTTGAAGACAAAAGCGATCGACTTGGCATCCACCACCAATGACGCAATCATCAAAGATGTTAAACGGGTGTTGATGACATCCTTGGAAACCGGTGCCACTGGCCGTGAAACAGCGGAAGGGTTGAAAGAGGTGTTTGAACCGTGGGTGGGCGATCCAACTTTAAAGCGTGGACAGGAACAGCTAAAACCCCATAGGCTGGAAAATATTGTCAGGACTGAATCAACCAATGCATTCAATCAAGGCCGTTTAGTTGAAGCCCGCCGCCCTGGGATAGTTGAGAATATGCGTGGCATGGAATATTCCGCCATCATCGATGCCCGGACCACGGACGTTTGTTTGAAGCTGGATGGCCGTGTGTTCAAAATGAGCGATCCACAACTCGATAATCTCCGTCCTCCCAATCATTTTATGTGTAGATCTATTCTTGTTCCCGTCACTATTTTTGATGAAGTCAATGAATCTGATTTTGTGACCCCAACCGTGGCCGGGCAAGCCGTTCAATTAGCGGGCAAAGGGTTTGTGAAACCATGAGCATGGCCGCATAAAATGTGGTTAAAACTGTATATTCTATGTTTTTTATGGATATATGCAGCATCCCCCGCATATTCTGAAGATGATTTGCCCCAAGTATCAATCCCGCCTTTGTCGTATGCTTGCAGATCAGTTGTTTTCCTAGACCGAACTTATAAAAAATGTGAACCCGTTTTCATCAGTGAATGGCATTGGAAGTGTATACGTCAGCCATTCGCATATCACATGAATATAAATGTTCATATTATTTGTTATCCAAAACCAGTTCTTGGGATATAAAATAATACTTTCAGGCAAACTATTTTCACGATTCCGCGCGCATATTATATGAATCAATCACTTAGCGATTTAGGAAATATGCAATTGCATTGGACAAATAGGATATTGTTTTCTATAATTAATCATCATTAATTAATTCAGGGGTTTAATATCATGATTAAAATTACTTATTACAATCAAAAACATCAAATACTTTCCATG